AGTAGAACTCAATTCTTTAAACATAAAGTTGGATTTGTAGAGAATGAAGTAAGTAGACGATACGTAGATGATGAGCCTACTGTTTTCTATCCTCGCTGGTCAAGTCGGCCAGAAGGATCTATGAAACAAGGTGCAGGTGATTCTGTAGATGTAGATACAGGTAATAAAGCATATCTTATCTATAATCAAGCTGTAGAATCATCTTTGTTTGCTTATAAATCCTTGTTAAATGCTGGTGTTGCACCAGAACAAGCAAGGTTTGTACTTCCTTTGGGTACGTTTACAGAATGGTATTGGACAGGATCCTTAGCTGCTTATGCTAGATTCTATCAACAACGATCAGACCCACATGCCCAAGCTGAAATACGGGTTTATGCAGAAGAAATTAATGCAATCATATCAGGTTTGTTTCCTGTTGCATGGAATGCCTTAATTAATAGTAATCAAGAACCCAAGTAACCATGTTTGTAGCTATGCTACATTCTTTTTTAAAAGGAGACTTATGCTAGAGGCATGGAATAATTTATCAAAAGAAGCTCAACAAAAAAGATTATCAGTACAGAAACTGTATGAAGAAGAACTATTAGAGAATGGTTCTGAAAAGTATTGGCGTGAATATGGTCGAGCACCAGATGAAGGTAAGCCAGAACAATTGCTACTTGAATCTGCGGTAATCCATCTTACTCCATATTACCAGAAATGGATTGATGCTTGTTCAAATAATCGTAAATCTCCAGATTGGTTAGCTCCATTGCTTTGTGTAGGGGCTGCTAAAATGGCAGACATTACAATTAGAAATGTAATGAGGTTATTCCTTACAAGAAATACTTTACAAAACTTTGATGATTCAATAGGCATTCCAAGTAATGCACCTGTTGCTCAACAACTTGCAAAGTTAATTGCTGAAGATGTAATTTCAATCATTGCTTATCAACAAGCAAAGAAAAAGTTTTCAGATGATTGGCGTAAACAATCTAAGTTTATAAAGAACTGGACTGTTAAGCGATGCAAAGCATTTACTAAGAAAGTATCTGGTCTACCTAAACTTAAATCAAAAAAAAAGGAAGACCTAGGTCATAACATGCTTAGGGTTGCTCTTACTTCTGACATCTTAGTAAGTAGAGTACATTGGAATGGTAAGAATAAGAAATCATTACTTGTGTCGTTCTCTCCTTGGATTCTCAAGGAACTAAGTAAACGACACGAACTACTGGAACAAGGATGTTTAGTTTATCGTCCAATGATTTGTCCTCCAATTCCGCACACAACTGCAGAAGATGGTGGATTCTTATCTCCATGGATTCGTAAGAAAATGATTAAACGATACCATCCTGTTGGTGCAGATCCCAAAGATTGGGATTCTCGTCCTTCAGAACTAGTACTTCGTGGTCTTAATGCACTTGCTCAAACCGAATGGTCGGTTAATACAGAAGTGTACCAAGTCATGAAAACTATGTTTGAAAATGATTATCGTACTGCAAACCTTCCAGCATATACTTATAAAGACTTTGCTTTTAGTAGGCCATATCCAGAAAATGGACCCAAAGAAGAACAAGCTAAATGGATGCAAGAGTCTAATGAAGCTTGGGGTGAATGGTACAAAGAAGAACAAGCCAGAGCAAGAATGATTGTTCGTCTTGAATTGGCTAAGAAAATAAATCAATGGAATTTCTTCTACATGCCATATACCTTGGATTTCCGAGGTCGTGCTTATTCTGTTTGTGAATTGTTATCACCTCAAGGTATTGACTTTGATCGTGGATTAATTCAATTTGCTGTACCACGCAAACAAACTAAAGAAGGTTTGTATTGGTTATATGTACACACAGCAAACTTGTTTGATCAAGATAAGAAATCATTTGATGAACGAGTTAAATGGGTACAGAATAATATGGATATGCTATTGCGTATTGCAGAAAATCCATATGAAAATAAAGAATGGATTGACCCAAGTAAGAAGAAAAACAAATCATTCCAACGACTTGCAGCAATCTTTGAAATTGCCCGTAAGGATGGAATGACGCAGCTTCCTATTCAAATGGATGGTGCTAATAACGGTGGTCAACATTGGTCAGCTATTATGCGTAATCGTAAGCTTGCTGTTCTTACTAATCTAATTAAGAACGATCAACCCCAAGATTTGTATCAGTATGTTGCTAATGCTGCTACTGATTATATGGTTGAGCATCCAGAAAATAGATGGTATCCAGCATTCTTAGAGTATTGGGATAATAAACTACCTAGAAATGTAACTAAAAGATCCACAATGTGTGATGCTTATGGTCTTACTTTCTATGGTATGCAAAAGTATGTCAAGTCAGAAGGACATGTTGATTGGGTTTCAAAAGAACAAAGAGGTGGAGCTGTAGTTGAACTAAGTAGAGCTATTCAAGCTGGACTTGGGGAAACTATGGAATCTCCGAATCGTGGTAAGGAATGGCTGCGAGAAGTTGCAGATATTCTAAACGCAATGAACAAACCTTTCGTATGGACTACGCCTTCTGGATTTGAGGTACATCATGTTTATAATCAAGTACTTGAAAGAGTCAGCTATGCTGAGCTGTTTAATCGTCAGCAACTTGTGTTCTCTACTGTTACAGAAGATCTTGATGGTAAAGCGCAGTATCTTGCAATTTCTCCAAACTACATCCATTCACTAGATGCAGCTCATATGTTCTTAAGTATCGGTGAAATGCTAGATGAAGGTATGAGTGCATACTCTTTTGTACATGACTCATATGGTACATATGCTCCTGATATTTCACGGATGCATACAATATTGCGAGAACAGTTTATTAAAGTCCATCAGGAGAATCAACTTGAAAAACTCAAGAAAGAAATCGAAGAACGATACAACATCTATCTCCCAGAATGCCCCAAACAAGAAAACGAATTCCAAATCGAAGAAGTCCTTAAATCAGAATACTTCTTTGCCTAAGAATGTGGTATATCCTGATAAAGTACCAAAGCTTGTTAAGGTTTTGTGGGTTGATGCAATGACTATTGGTGGGGCTGAGTGGTTGGGTAAGGAAGAAGCAAAGACTTCAGCTAAAGAACCATTACCAATGATGTTAACTGTAGGATTTGTTTTACATAATGATGAAGAACAGATCTCATTAACTTCAACAATTGGCCCTGGTGAGACTGCTCAGGTAAACAAAATACCTAAGCGAATGGTGATTAAGATTGAGGAAGTATAATGGCAGAACAAAAAAACATTCGTAAAAAGGATTATAAAGAATTTAATCCTGAAAAGTATAAACGAGAACAAGAACGCAAACGACGAGAAGTACAACGTCGTAATGCTCGGAGAAATAAATATGGACAAGATTCCTGAGTTTTATAATATTTACCAACAACTACATGTTCAAGGTAAGTTTAATGTTTATGAACCCATTGAGCAAGAAGAAGGGGAACCCCTTCCACCATTAGCTGTACAATGGAAAGAAGACGCTAAGCGTAGATGGGGGAAGAATGAGAACTCTCGTAATCGGTGACTTGCATTGTCCAGCAGACCATGAAGATTATCTTCTGTTCTGTTTAGAAATGAAAAAGAAATATAAAACAAACAATACAATCTTTATTGGTGATATAATTGATCATGAGGCTATCTCAGCACATGATAAAAATCCATCACTACCTGGTGCAGCAGATGAGTTTGAGGCTTCATTAGAAAGACTACAGAGATGGTATGCTAAGTTTAATACTGCTTCTGTTTGTATTGGTAATCACGACGCAAGAGTTGTGAAGAAAGCAGTTAAAAATGGTATTCCTGAATTTTATATTAAGGCTTATTCAGATTTGTATCGCACTCGTAATTGGAATTGGGATTATCATTTTGAGTGCAATGGTGTTTATTATACTCATGGCGATGGCTGGGGCTCTCAGTATCCTGCTTTTAATGCTGCCAAAGCCAGACTCCAAAGTGTAGTATGTGGACACCACCATTCTATTGCTGCTATAAACTGGATTAAAGGCCCGACAACCATGTATTTTGGTATGAATGTTGGCTGCGGCGTGGATCAGCGTCACCCAGCATTAACATATTCAAAGCCACACCTTAAGAAAGCCATCCTTAGTTGTGGAATCGTTATTGATGGTAATCAACCCTATTTGGAGATTATGTAATGAGTGAAGAAAATCAAACACCGCCACAAGCTGCGGTTCCAGTCGAAGCTGTTGTTGCATATCTTTCTGACCTTTACCGTCAGATGGATGCAATCAGTTTTAATATTCGTACAAACATTAACAACATTATGCCTAAGGTAGATGGAGAAGTAACTAATGCCAGCAGCGAAAGCGAAGTACGCTAAACCTTTTGTTACAGGTAACGTAACAGTCAAGTGGTCACATCTTATGACCCCAGACGATAAGTTCGGAAACCCTAATCATTCCGTAACTGTTGAGCTTACACCTGAACTGCAAAAGCAGATTCAATCGTCTGTAAAGGAACTTGGTGGTAAGAAGATCAATGGTCTTAAGGATCAAGATGGAATTAAGACTATCAAGTTTAAGAATGTTCTTAAGGCCAAGGAAGGTATTCGTACTTTCCCTGTAATTGGTCCAGATACCAAGCCTACAGAGACTGTACCATTTGGTTCTGATGTTGTACGAGTAAAGGTTACTCCTGCACTTATCAGTCGAGACAATTCAGTCTCTTTCTATATGGAATCTATCCAACTAATTGAACGTAATTATGTTGGCGGTAATTCAGAATTTACTGATGTAAGCAATAAGCCCATCAGTGATGATGAAATTCCATTCTAATAGGTGACTCATGATGGAGTATAAGTTCCCAATCAATCCCGTTGCTGCTTCCCGTCCACGGGTCAGCAAGTTCGGTGCATATTTCACGGGACCTTATAAGAAGTTCCGCTCGGCTGCTGCTATTATAATTAATAGAGTACTCGGGCGAAACTTTACTCCACTGAGTGGCAAACTTGCAGTAGATATTAAGTGCTATGTAACAAGACCAAAGACAACTAAACTAGAATATCCAAAAGCTGATGTAGATAATTACAGTAAGTCAATTCTAGATTCGTTAAATGGTAAGTTGTGGGATGATGACTCCCAAATCATTGCTCTGTTTATTTCAAAACAATGGGCAGAGCCAGGTGAAGAGGGATATTTCCTAGTTGCTATAGAGGAAATTAAAGTTGAATATCACTAAGTATCGTGAAATCGCAAGAGAAGAGTTCTTTAATATTGAGAACTGGCGTCCTCACAACCATGTATCAATCATTATCCGTAATGATCGAATTCTTGGAATTGGAATTAATAAAAGAAAGACCCATCCTATGGCTATGAAATATGGCTATAGGAGCTGCGAACTCCACAGCGAACTCGATGCACTTTTAAAAATTCCAAAAAATGTAAGAGACAACCTTGTCTTGCTTAATTTCAGGTTTGGTCCAAAAGGGAATATGAAGCTATCCAAACCATGTAATTTGTGTCTACCTTGGTGTATTGACACATTTGAAGAAATTTATTATTCAGTCCCAGATGGACTTGTTCAGTTGGATTATAAGGTCTAAGGTTGTTAACAGTTGTTGTTCTATATCTAGTGTGACTGGGCGGTCCTACTCCGCATACAAGGAACAGTCGTATGAACTATAGTGATATAGAATGGAGGCTCGCTACCTCCAACAACCATTAACGGAAGGGTGCCTGATATCGGTAAAAGGTGGTCACTTATAATGGCCCTCATGTGGGTTCGACTCCCACCCCTTCTACATAACAATAATCGGGCGGTGCGTAACTGCCCTGTTTTTATCGCAAAGGAACAATATGAAACGTATGTATGTAACCCTTGGTGTAGCAAGGTATGTAATTGAAGAATGGGCTATTGATATTGATGATGACGATAATCCAGAAGATATCTTCAAGGAAATCAACCTACACCCTAATAATTTCTTTTATGATCATGATCCAACTCTCATTTATTCAGAAGACATGAGCGACGAAATTCAAGAAGTAATTGAATGGAGAACAAATGAAGACAATAATCGTACTACCTGACGGTACAACATGGAATACCATTGATGGTTGTAGCATTTGTATTATCAAGGATGAAGACTTTAATCGCTTATGCAATGATCAAGTAGATGCAAATGATCTAGAACCAGTTGTAGAAATTGGACTAAAGGAGTTTTATGGAACCCAATCGACTTAATGTTTCAATTAGAACAAACCAAATTATTGATGAACTTTGGACTGTAGAAATTGATCCAAGTATTACTCTAGAAGAAGCAAAACAAAGGATTACGGATGATCCTTATGCAATCTGGAGTACGGGAATGTATGCTACTTTATGGGATTCAGAAGTAGTAGATACCGTAGGCGTAACATTAGATAGAATTGATAATATGTGAGGTCACTATGGACCTAGAGGACGATACACACATGGAAAACAACACCGTAAAGTTACAAGAAACTGTTAATGTACCTGTTGTACTTAGTGATGAAATGCTTGATGCAATCGCCAAGCGGCTTGCTGATCGCGTTGAAGCTATGGACATTGAACAAATGATTGATGATCGAATTGATTATTACATGAGTACTTCATTTGATATTAATGATCACTCGCGTAATCTTGACCTTGATCATATTACATCTGGTATTGTTGATGATGTTATTGAACACATTAAGGATCGACTCTAATAAAGAAGCGTGTACTGACTAAGTGGCTTAAGGCTCTCCGTTCTGGCAAGTATAAGCAAGGCCGTGGTGCCCTATGCCAGATTGACAAGAAGGGAAATAAATCATTCTGTTGCCTTGGTGTTCTTTGTGATATGTACAATAAGGAACAAAAGCGTAATAAGAAAAAGGGACTAGCTGTACAGAAGCTAGCTAAAAATCAGTGGATGGTTGGTAATCTTTCATCTAAGCCAGCCTTTGTTTGTTCATACAACAACTGCGATGGAAGTCTTCCAACTCAAGTAATCAAGTGGGCTGGATTCCGAGACAACAATGCTGACGGAGAGTTTAGTTGTCCAACTCTTCCTGAACTAATCACACTTAATGATGGTTCAAGTAGAGAGTGGGGCGACGGTACTAAAGCCCGTAGTTTCAAGCAAATTGCTGATATTGTTGAGAAGAACCACCATCTTCTGTAATTAATACAAAGAGCAGCCATGTAGGGAATGGCGGATACGACAAGTTTTGCGCCTGTGATAAAACCAGGACATTGGGTGTAAATCCCAACTCTTTGTTTCTTATCCTCATAGCTCAACTGGATAGAGCAACAGCCTTCTAAGCTGTAGGTTGCTGGTTCAAGTCCAGCTGAGGATGTATTTTAAAATTTCTTTTTAAGGAGAACTAATATGGACTGGACTATGTATATTGCTATTGGACTTTGTGTACTTACAATTGGATCACTAGTGATGAACTACTTTAACTATGTAGAGATTAAGAATCTACGGGCAAAGGCATGTGATAACAGCAATAGAATTGATTATCTAGATCGTAGATGCATTCAGGATCTTAATAATACCGATGCTAGACATCGTATGGTTAGAGATCAAGTATGTGGTATTTTTGATACTCTAAAGTATAGTTATCTTAATAAAAAGGACATTGAAACAATGTGGGATATTCACAATGCACGGGTTAATTCCTATTATGATGAAATGACTCGTCAAGGTACTGTCCTACATCGACTTGAACCTATTGCAGTTCTTGCTGATAAGTTTGACATCAAGCGTAAACTAAAGTATAATAAAGAACATGCCGATGATCTTAAGTTTGATCTTAAGGAGATTGAAAATGAACTCAAGGAACTTGCTTGACATCTTGGAAAATGCGGTTGACTGTGACCCATCAAGTTCGTACCACTCTGGGTACACAGCAAAAGAAATTCACCGTAAGTGTATTGCCCATATTAAACTACTGGATCAAACCATTCAAACATTGCTAGCGGAGCGCGATAGCCGTGCTTATAGCTTAGGATGGGGAAAGGGTAAGGATGAATAAGGAACTTACAGACAAAGAACAAATGTTGTACAACCAAGGTTACAGACTTTGTGGTTTGTGTGGTTGTTGGGATTATCCCGTAAATCATCATGACGATTGTTCTATTTGTGCAAAGGCTCAATATGGAGATGAATAATGACATCGTTGCGCGGCTGCGCGCCCTAAAAAACGCAATGGATGAATGCGGGTTTACAGGGATTTCCGCCGTGACTAATGCTGCCGCCGACGAGATCGAACGGCTGCGCCGTGACTACTCATGCATCTGCAATGAAATGCGCCGCATGATGGAGGAGCGCGACGAGGCGAGGCGGCTCCTGAAGGCTGTCGTTGACATGATGCGTGACAACATGGCTCACGATGCAACGCACCCGCATCACCTGTGCGACTTCATCCACCGCCCCGACATCGGCATGTGCAAGGTGTGTGAGGATTGGACGGATGCAATGGTGATGTGCTACCCCGATGATTTTCAGGACGAGGAGGAAACCAAATGATTGAATACAAATGGAAAGAACTAAAAGACAAGCGGCTACTGCTGACTGACAGGATCACAAGAATCAAACGCAGCGAATGGACGCTGCTTGAAATCTCTCCAAACAGCAAGGTGGGAAAGTTCCGCAACGAACTTGCCGACACCTGTTTTTGGACTGACCTTGATGATCTCGTCGTGATGGATGTGCTTCACGACATGTACAAGGAGGAAACCAAGTGAACGAACACGATGCCATCGCAAGGATCAAGAGACTGTCTCACAGCATCAACTGTGCCGATGAGATCGCAGAAGTGATTGAGCGGCTAATCAAGGAGCGTGATGAGTTACGCTGCGAGGTTTGTGATTGGGTGGGCAACCACTTCAAGGAGCCACCGCAGGATGTAGCAAAGAGAAACGGCTGGGACTGCTTTGATACGGGTGTTTGGGACTGCTTCAAGGAGGACACCGATGTTTGAGTTCCGCCGTGGCAACTACGAACAGAAGAGCAGACAGATTCTTGAAGCCACGGAGGGCTTGAGCAGCACCAACATGGAGGGAACTCATCTGATTGAGTGCCTTCGATCACAGTTGTCGGCTGTCACCGAAGAGATGGAGCGGTTGCGTTTCGGGTGGGAGTGCTACAAGAACTACAAGGAGAACACCAATGCCCGCTGAATACGACACCAACCGAATGACCCCACGACAGCGCAAGGATCTCAACCGCAGCAAATTGCTTTACGATCTTGCGATTCCTTTTCTGATCGTGGGAATGGCAGCATCCCTGATTGTTGTTGGCTGTGATGACAATCGATACAGGAATCGTTATAGGCAAGAGGAAAGATCATCTTCACAATGGGATACTCCTGTGAATGATCCCAATCAGCCAAAGCCACGGCGGTCCAACAGACCAAGGCGTGATGACAATGAATCATCTCGCATTTATAACGGATTCACCAATAGCACTACTGGACCCTCCGGTGGATTGCTTCGATAGGGAGAACATCGATGACTGACCCATGCGAAGGTAAGTATGACATTGTTTCCCGTCTGCGCGATCACACCAACCGCGATGATAACGACATTGCGGAAGCCGCAGCCTACATCGAAAGGCTCCGCGCCGAGCGCGACGAGGCGAGGAGATATTCTTGCGATCTAGAAGCACGGATCATCGTGCTTGAGGAGGATCGTCGTGATACATCAAATAAATTTGGTACGAATCCCTGTTCAGAGATTATTCTGCCAGACTATCCTCTTGCAAGAGAGCCTAAAGAGATCGCAAAGCGCAAGGGATGGGATTGCTTCAAGGAGAACACCAATGACTAAAAATAAAACCATCAAGACTGATACCGAGACAATCACTAAGATTTCTGACTTTGTTTGGGAACTCTCTACTGAGATGGATGCCATTAAGGATCAGATGGAGGTTTTGCAACTTCGTATGCTTTCTGTTCGCAAGATGCTACAGATAATGGAAGACCCCAAGAACGGAACCGCACAAGACCATGCCACCCGACGCGGCTGGGACTGCTTCAAGGAAAACAACAATGATTGACGAGATGCCAAAGGACATCGTAAAGGAACTTCACATCCGCGCTGCTATTGAACAGATTTCTGGAACTCTCTTTGAACAAGCCGCCGACGAGATCGAACGGTTGCGGAAAGAACTCGGTCAGGTAAGTAATGCAGACTCTTGGGTTTCAGAGACAGATGCTGCATATCTTGACAATCTGTTGAACTGGTGTGAGTTTAACGCAATGGATTGGCATCGTGCATTGCAAAGACTCGTAAACGACCGCGCTAGACTCCGAAATGCATTACGTCTTGAGCAAGAAGAGTTAGCCGCATGTTGTATTGATCGAAAAGAAACACAGCGAGAACGAGACGAGGCGAGACGAGAAGTCTGTCATCTTGTTGCTGAACTAGCTATGATTAATCATACTTCGGTTACTGTAGAATCAATTGCAGAAGAATATGGATGGGATTGTTTTAAAAATGTGTAAATAGTTAGTGTCCCCGTTAGGGGACCGTTTTGGCTTCGTGGCGGAATCGGCATACGCAGCGGACTTAAAATCCGTAGCCGCAAGGCGTGGGGGTTCAAGTCCCCCCGAAGCTACTCGCCCTTATAGCTCAGCTGGTAGAGCAACCGACTTTTAATCGGTTGGTCGCAGGTTCGATCCCTGCTGGGGGCATTGTTCTTTTTATATAGGAGTAATATGGAAACTGAATCAAAGGTAGTATCGCGTAAACGCTGCCCCAAGTGTGCAGCACAAGGTAATGACACATCAGGTAATAACCTAGCCGTATATGATGACGGCCACAGTTATTGCTATGCTTGTGAATATTATATCAGAGGAAACAAGATGGAAGTACCAATCGTTGAAGACACACCAACATACACATCAGAAAAGTTCCGTACTGGTGAGATCCAGGCTCTACCACACCGACGAATTAACGAAAAAACTGTTAGACAATATGGATACCAGACAACAAGTACTGGAGCCGAGGTCGAGTCTTTCTACCGTGCGGATGGCACACTACAGGCTCAACACATCCGATACGATGGCAAGAAGTTTGCATGGATCGGAGACACCTCAAGCCTCCAGTTCTATGGTCAACAACTCTTTCCTAGTGGTGGCAAGAGGCTTCTCATTACCGAGGGAGCTATTGACTGTCTCACTATGGCCCAACTCTTTGACAACAAATACCCAGTTGTCTCCATCCCAAATGGAGTTAACTCAGCTGTAAAGTGTGTCAAGGATAACTATGAGTATGTATCATCATTTGAAACCATCGTACTTTGCTTCGATATGGATGATCCAGGACAAAAGGCTGCCCGTGACGTGGCAGAAGTATTGCCACCTGGAAAGGTCAAGATCATGTCCCTGCCACGCAAGGATCCGAATGAAATGCTGGTACATGCCGAGTCTGCTCAACTACTGCAAGCATACTGGAATGCAAAGACTTTCTCACCCGATTCAATCCTACATGTCTCACAGATTGTATGTGAGAATGAAAACTCTAGTGTTCAAGTCTATGAGTATCCTTGGGACTCCTTGACTACATTCATGATTGGTCAAGACTCTGGCAGACTTAATCTTTGGACATCAGCAACGGGTCACGGCAAGTCCACTATCATCAGAGAGCTTGTTGTTGATCATCTCAATCATGGTCGTGCTGTCGGTGCTGTGTTCCTTGAGGAATCTCCAGAACAAACGGTAGACGATCTTATCTCACTTAGTATTGGCAAACCAGTTCGCAAGATTATGTCTCAACGTCAACTTAACGAACTACGCAAGTCTAACAACAAAACTACTGTTGACATGGTAGAAGATAATCTTACAGAAGAAGAATATGCAAAAGCTAAAGCAGAAATTTCCAGCAAGCCTCTGTATCTTTATGATCACATTGGCAACGCTAACATTTCTAATATCATTAATCGTCTTGAGTATATGGCTGTTGGTCTTGATTGTAAAGTCATCTTTCTTGACCACATTACTTTGCTTGGTAATATGCTCTTATCTAGTGGTACTGATTATGGAAACGATGAAAGACTAGTGCTTGACTCTGTTATGAAGAAACTACGCGAATTAGTAGAGCGTACAGGAGTTACACTACATGTCATTGCACATATCAAGAAGACAGATAAGAATGTTGATGAAGGTGATCGAATTAATCTCAATGACCTTCGTGGCTCAGGTTCTCTTGCTCAGATCTCTGATAATGTCTTTGCATTAGAGCGTAATGCACAACATCCAGACCCAGCAACCGCTAATACAACCAATATCCGTGTTCTCAAGAACCGTAAGGGTGGTCGTAGAGGTATTGCTACGGCACTGTTCTACAATGACCAAACAGCCAAGCTTATGGATGTACCATTCGTAGTAACCCCTGAAGGAGAGGTTTTGTATCGTTATGATGAACTTAGTGTTTGATATTGAAGCAAATGGCCTTAATGAAGTAATTGCTGGTAAGAAAGATACATATTTACCAGAAGCTACAAAGATTTGGTGTATGTCCGTTATGGATATTGATTCTAGGGAAATCTTTTTATTTGAACAAGACAATATGGCTGATGGTGTAGAAATGCTAAGACAAGCAAATCTAATCATTGGTCATAATATCTTTGCATTCGATATCCCACTTATTGAACGCTTGTATGGCCCACTCAATAAGAAACCATGGGATCAAGTAATTGATACTCTAATTCTTTCTCGACTTATCTATGGAGATAATCCACCAACTAAAGATCAATCCCATTCACTAATGGCTTGGGGTGAGCATCTAGGTGAAGCTAAGATAGATTATCAAGGTGGATGGGATCAATATACTGCTGAAATGGGTAAATATTGTTTGCAAGATTCTATCGTAACTGCAGAAATCTGGACACATTTTAGTAATCAAAATTACTTAAATCTTTATAATCGTGCTGCAAGAATGGAACACGTTGTTGCTGATATGATTAAACGACAGGTTGAAGCTGGTTTTGGTTTTGATCTTAATAGAGCCGAACAACTAGAAATGGAATTGTTAATTGAAAAATCACAAATTGAAGACACCATGCGCCGAATCTTCCCAGACAAAGTCATTGTTAGACATTCTGAGAAAACAGGCAAACGACTCAAAGATAAAGTCGAAGTATTCAATCCAGGTTCTAGACAACAAATTGCCGAAAGACTTAAGGAAAAGTACAACTGGGAAGCACCAACCACCGATAAAGGAAACCCCAAGGTGGACCATGAAGTTCTATCTAACCTAGAATATCCAGAAGCTAAAACACTATGTGAATACTTTGATCTCATTAAACTTATGGGTCAAGTATCTGATTGGGTTGGTCGGGCTAAGAAAAGCAGAGATAATCGTATTCATGCCTACATAAATACACTTGGTGCTGTTACTGGTCGTATGTCTAGTAAAGAACCAAATATTCAACAAGTCCATTCAGATCCTAGAGCTCGTGCTCTGTTTATTCCACGAGAAGGATGGACCTTAGTTGGTTCAGATCTCAAAGGTTTAGAGCTAAGAATGCTTGCTCATTATCTCTATCCTTACGATAATGGAGCCTATGCTAAAGAAGTTTGTGAAGGAGATATCCATACTCACAATCAAAAGGCTATGGAATTAGATTCTAGAAACACCGCTAAGACTGCAATTTATTGTTTCTTGTACGGCGGTGGTGATGAAAAGTTTGGTAAAACTATTGGTTGTTCTGTTCATAAGGCAAAACAAACAAAGAATAAACTGCTTAGTAATATTCCTGGACTTAAGAAACTAATTGAGAATTGTAGATTCGATACCCTAGACAAGGGTTATGTTAAGCCATTCAACTGGCGTCCTGTCTTTGTTCGCAAAGAACACGCTGCATTGAATACTTTACTACAGTCTTCAGGTGCTCATATTGCTAAAGCTTGGGCTTGCGTAGCAGACCAAAGACTACGCCTTGAAATTGGTGAAGATAGATTTAACTGGGTTGCGTCTGTTCATGACGAATTGCAAATTGAATGTCATCCAGATGTAGCTCATAAAATTGGTAAAATCCTCTGCGATTCAGCAACCACTGCAGGAGAACTCTTAAAGTGTAATTGCTTAATTGAAGCAGAATACAAAGTAGGTTCTAACTGGTCGGAGACACACTAATGCCTAGAGACTATGAAGACGAATATAAAAAGTTTCAATCATCTACAAAATCTAAAAAAGACCGTGCTCATCGTAACAAAGTAAGGCGTAAAGCACTTCGTGATGGTCGAGTAAAGAAAGGTGATGGAAAAGATATTGACCACATTGATGGAAACCCACGAAACAACTCAAAGAAAAATCTTCGTGTTGTAAGTAAATCAACAAACCGAGCAAAACGATGAAAGACATTTTATTGTGGATGGCACTTGGGTTTTTGTTATTTACTTTTTATCAAATGTTAAAAATAGTATGGGGCGATGATGAGTGATCCAGTATACTTTATGCGTCAAGTAAACGAGTTTATAGCCAACAACCCAGAACATCCTATTGTAATTAAATACAATCGCGGAGATATTGGATTGGGTTATATTATTCGACATTGGCAGGAGATTCATAATGAGAATTATTCAGATTAGTGGTAAGGGTCGGGTAGGTAAAACTACCCTAGCCCATTTAATTGCCAAGTATTCTTTAGATCTTGGTTACAATCCTATTATTCTTCCTTTTGCTGCAGCTATTAAAAAGATGGCAGAAGAACAAGGAATTACAAAAGAATCAGATTCTTCTAAGTATCGGGAATTTTGTCAAGAACTTGGAGCATCTAAGCGAGCAGAAAACTCTGAGTATTGGATTATCAAAACCTTTGAAACATTGCAAGAGTATATGTTAAAGGAAATTGATAACAAACAAAATGTTAGATCAGATTTTGAATATGTTATTATTCAAGATGACGTTCGTTATATGAATGAATTAGCATTTGGTCGTGACCTTGCAGCTACACAAATCTTTGTTTCAGAAGATGATCGAAATCTTCCTGAGCACAATGCTGAGTGGCGAAACCACGAAAGCGAAGACCTTGCTAACAATTATGAAAAATCTTTTACAAAAACTTTAGCAAACAACTATGAAGATTTATTTGACATTGTTGTATTTAATGGTGAATCAACAAAGGAACTTGAAAGTTTTGTAAAAAGTAATATTAAAGATTGGTTAGACATTGGGTACATTGAATTAGAAGAAATTGGAGACTTTGATGAAACCAACTGAAGCAATTCTTGATGGTGACATCATTGCTTATCGTGCAGCCTTTTGGGCAGACTCTGAAGGCATCGAAGATCTTCCAAGTCGTATTAATTTAGATATTAAAAACTGGACGCCAGAAGGCGTTGATACAGTTTATATTGCTATGTCTTGTCCAAGAACACATAACTTTCGTAGGGTGTTCTGGCCTGCTTATAAACAACACCGTGATGATTTCAAATCACCTGAATCTATGGGAGTTGCTTTAGAATGTATTTACGATATACCAAATACCACAGTACGTTGTGTCAATCACCTAGAAGCCGACGATCTTATTGGAATGCTGGTGTCAGAAGGCAGAGCAATAGGGGTAACGGTGGACAAGGATCTTCGTCAGATTCCGGGATGGCATTGGAATCCAGACAAGGAATCCGAGCCAGTCCAGGTATCTGGCGAAGAGGCCGATAAGTATTTCTATCAACAATGGATGACTGGAGATACTACAGATAATATCTGGGGTCTTTGGAAAGTTGGACCAGCTAAAGCTAAAAAACTTCTTGATAATACTCCAAAAGAAGAATGGGATAATATTATTATGGATATGTATCAAAACGAGGATTGGGCTAAACGTCCTGAAAACAAACGCCCATTAGAAATGTATCGTAAAGATTTTGCCCTGTCTCAAGCTAGATGTGTTCGTATCTTAAGAGCAGGAGATTACAATAAAGAAACGTCTGAAATTACCCTATGGGGTCCAAATAACCTTGCAGTTAGAAACATTTTAGACTTAGAGAAGGGAGTCATAAGAGATGAGTAAGTTATTACAAGAGTTTACCGCCATTGATAAGTATTGTCGATGGATTCCAGAAAAGAATAGAAGAGAGTCTTGGAACGAAGCTGTTAATAGATATTTTGATTATCTAACTAAACGACTAAACCTTAAAGAAATTTTACCAGATGAAGATTGGCTAGAGTTTCATAAGGCTAAGGATATGATGAAAGATCTTCAAGTATTTGGTTCTATGCGTGCTTTAATGACCGCAGGACCAGCTCTTGATAAGGATGATGTAGCGGCTTATAATTGCTGTTATGTTGCTATTAAAACCCCGCAAGATCTTGCAAATATTCTGTATACTTTAGCCTGTGGTACTGGTGTTGGGTTCTCTGTAGAAAAAGAGAATATTAATCAACTACCTGTTATTGCAGAAACAATTACTAAAGTAGATGAGTCAATTGTTGTAGAAGATTCCAGAGAAGGTTGGGCTGATGCCTATAAGCAATTTATTGACGAACTATTCAATGGTAAGCATTTTAACATTGATGTAAGTAAAATAAGACCAAGTGGGGCTCGACTTAAGACTTTTGGTGGACGGGCTTCTGGTCCAGAGCCATATGTAAAGTTGATTAAGTTTACTGCTAAGGTATTCCATAATGCCAAGGGTCGTAAACTTAAGTCAATTGAGGTTCACGATCTTGTCTGTCAGATTGCCGAATCAATCATTTCAGGTGGGGTTCGACGCTCTGCCTTGATTTCATTGTCAGATCTTTCAGATAATGAAATGGCTCATGCAAAGTCTGGACCTTGGTGGGAAACTAATGGTCGTAGATCACTTGCTAATAATTCAGCTGTCTATGAAACAAAGCCAGACATGGGAATGTTCCTTCATGAATGGTCATCCTTGTACAACAGTCGATCTGGTGAACGAGGTATTTGTAATCGTGAAGCTATGCGTGCTTTAGCAGAACGAGCTGGTCGAGATAAGAACCATGCATTTGGAACTAATCCATGTTCTGAAATTATTCTTCGACCAAATCAATTCTGTAACCTCTCTACTATTGCTGTTCGTCCTGATGATCAAGGACCACAGCTTATTGATAAGATTAGATATGCAACCATTCTTGGTACTCTTCAGTCGGCTCTTACTGATTTCAAATACTTTGAGTCTAGAGGACAAGGAGAATTTAAAAAGAATTGCGAAGAGGAGCGACTACTTGGAGTATCTATGACTGGTATCTTTGACAACAACCTAACAAATGGTGGTCATGGTCCTCAAGAACTTCAAAAGTTGCTAGAAGCTTTGCACTTTGTTGCTCATGCTACAAATAAGAAATGGGCTAAGCTTTTGAATATTGCAGAAAGTAAGTCTATTACTTGTATTAAACCTGAAGGTACAACTAGCTGCGTAGCTGGAACTGCATCTGGATTGCATCCAAGATTTAGTAAGTTCTATATTAGACGTAGCCAGATGCCTGTAACATCCCCAATGACAAAGTTCTTAAAGGATGCTGGTGTACCTTGGCAACCATTCTTCTATAATCCAGAAAATATGGTTGTCTTTGAATTTCCTGTTAAGGCTGACTTTGGTGTAACCGAAGATCAAATTAATTCAGTTGGTCATCTTAATCTATGGTTGTCATATCAACTATGGTATTGTGACCATAAACCAAGTGTTACTGTAAACTATACAGATAAGGATTTCTTAGCAATTGGTAGTTGGCTTTGGACTTATTGGAATTATGTATCTGGTGTGTCTTTCTTGCCAAAGGATGACAACACATATGAACATACGCCATTTGAAGCCATTACAGAAGAAAAGTATAATGAACTAAATGCTAAGATGCCAGAAACTATTAACTGGAGTCTTCTTTCTGAATACGAAAAAGAAGATACAACTAAAACATCCCATGCAATGGTATGTACTGCTGATGGATGTGAATTAACTTAAGGAGTTATTATGCCAACAATGTTTATTGAATCCGAGTATGATATGGATCAGGCGTTAGCCGAGACAATAAAATTAGTCAAGCTAAAAGATGCCACCTTAGATATCGGCTTTAACAACATGACAATGGTGAATATCTTCCTTGATAATTTGAATTCTAGTCTTGTAGAAAACAAGGTAGATCCAAGTGACAAGAAATTCCATCTTAATATAATGGTAAAAAATAATGAACAAGCTTGAAATACTTTTAAAACAGTGGAAGGAGGGCAGGGTTCTGAATAAGGACCTTGCCCTTTGCCTTAGTTATATTAATGCTTTAAATACGGAAAAGGTAAGACATGAAACACGAGTTTCACATTCCGAAGGAACTGATACTACACCTAGAGAAAATGATTCAGCTGAACCCAAACGATCTAAAGTTAAAAGACTATGATCGCGGATTTAAAGCTGGTCAACTAGAAGTAATTGCTAAATTGCGTTCAATGTATGAACTACAGGAAAGGAGGTAACTATGGGCGGTAGAGGTGGAGGTAGTCAACTCTCAAAACAACAAATTGATGCTCAAATGCGTCAACAAGAAGAAATGTTTAATCGTCAGATGAGTCTTCAACAACAATACCAAAGAGAAGCCGAAGAAAGGTTACGTCTTGAAAGAGATCGTGAACGTCAATTAGAATATCTTCGTAGAACTGAAGCTGCACAAGCTAAGGAACAACAAAGAATTACCGAAGAACGACAAGAAGCTGCAACATTCCGCGAAATGACTGGGCAGTTAAAAGAAGAAACTAGTGACTTTGGTGGTGGGTTTAATTTAGATATGCCTACTATTGAAAGACCTGGTTATGAACAAGAAGATAGACCACTATAAGGAGAGACAATGAATCAAGAAAAGACCATTAAAGATAGATGGTTGACTCTTCATAATAAAAGAACAACCAAATTGGATAAAGCTAGAGCTTGCTCGGCTGTAACTGTACCCACACTATTGCCATATCAATCTATGACTGGAGAAGATAATCTTTTTCAAACTTATTCTTCTGTCCAGTCCCGTGGAGTTACCTCTCTTGCTAGTAAAATTCTTAGTGTTTTAATTCCATTAAACGATACTCCATTCTTTTCTTTTGGTCTTAAGAATGGTAGAGAACCAACTCCAGATATCCAAGAGTATCTTGATAAACTGTCTTTTCAAGTCTATAGAAAACTTATTTCTAATAACCTCCGAGAAATTTCTTACTTAGCCATTCAACATCTAATTGTTACTGGTGATGTTTTAATTATTATGGAAAATGATTTTTCTTTCCGAGTAATAAGACTAGATCAGTTTGTTGTAAGACGTGATGTAAATGGTGTTGTAAAAGAATTTATTTATTTAGAGTTTATCTCCCCAAGTAATGAGGAGCCAGCCAGTGCCTATGATTTCCTTTCGGGTGAAGAAAAACAAGCAGGATATAAAACAGTATATATTAGAGTGTTCCAAGACGAAGAAAAGAAACAATGGAAAGTTGAAAAAGAATTGGAAGGTAGCATTATTGATACTGGTTATTATGATGTGCTCCCTTATATTATTCTTCGTTGGTCTAGCATTGCTGGTGAAGATTACGGACGTTCTCATGTCGAAGATATTTACTCAGATATTCGTACATTGGAATCATATAGCCGAGCACTTATTCAAGGTATGGCCGCAGGTTCAACATTCTTTATGGGTATTGATCCCGCAGGTATTACTGAAATAGATGATCTTGCTGGTGCTCAGAATGGTCAATGGGTTGCTGCTAGAAAGAATGATGTGTTTGTAATTTCACCTAGTGAAACAATGAACCCTCAATTACAATCATCTAGTGCTGCAGTAGAAGCAATGCGTAAAGAAGTAGGTCAGGGTTTCTTATTACAAACTGCAGCTATGCCTACTGGAGATCGCGTTACTGCTACAGCTGTTCGTGCTGTAGGTAATGAACTAGAAACAATCTTAGGTGGTACATTCTCAGCAATTGCTAGAGACTTTATGGTTCCTATTATTAAGAGAACCATTTACTTAATGATTCAAAATAATGAAATTGATCAACGTATGGCTGCTCAATTTGATGAAGATAATGGTATTTTAAATATTGAAATCTTGACTGGATTGCAATCACTTAGTCGAGAATCTGATATTACTAAGTTGTTACAAATGGGTGAAATGGTTCGCAATCTTCCTCCAGAAGCTACTGCTTCGTTTAAATGGGAATCTTATGCTAGAGCTTTAATCACTGCTTTAGGTTTCGATCCAGACAATTGGGTTAAATCTGAACAACAACTTAAACAAGAAAAGATGGAAATGGCTAAGATGCAACAGCAAATGGAAATGCAAAAAATGTTTGCAGGTGCTGCTGCTAATGCTATGGGTGGTGCTGCCCAACAAGATCTTATTAATACTGGTGGAGAAAATATTCCACCCGAAATGGCTCAACAAGCAATGCAAATGCTAGGAGGAATGCCCAATGGCTAAGAAACGTCCCGATAAAAAATCAATGCCTTGTAATAAACCTAGAGCATCAACATCAGCTGGTAAAAAGAAAATGGTAAAAGCTTGTGCTAATGGGCAAGAAAAAATTATTCACTTTGGAGCAAAAGGTTATGGTCACAACTATAGTTCGGAAGCTCGTAAATCTTTCAAAGCACGGCATAACTGCGAGTCTGCAGATAATAAACTAAGTGCACGCTACTGGGCCTGTAAGAACCTATGGGCTGGGCCTGGTGGCTCTAAAGCATCTTGTCCCAAGGGTAGAAAGTGTAAAGGATGACTGATAAAAAGCAATCTGCTGTAGCACGAAGATTAGCTAATAAATATGGAACCAATGCACAAAATGTATCTACTGCTGATGACAACGCAATTAAAAATCTAATTGGTACATTAGAAGCAAAAGTTGTAAATATTGAATCAACATTACCAACTGTAACAGAACAAGCAAGTTATTCTAATAAACAAATAAAAACTAACCTTGAACCTACAAATGTTACTGGATGGGAATATAGAATTTCAGAACTAGAAAATAATCCTCAGGGTGGTGGTGGAGGTATTGACCCAAGTGATCCTACCCAACCAGTTATTATTGTTGATAACTTTATTAATGTAAGTAATGGAGACAATGGCCAAGGTGGTATTTTACCTTATTCTTATCCACAATTGTCTCCAACTGCGTTTAATAATTATGATTTTTTAGTTAGTGGTGCTGCTACATCAGAAGCAGATCACTTGGGTATTTTAGAATTAGAACCATTTGAAAGTATGGTATGTGGATTTGCTGCTGGTGCTGACCATGATTTACCTGTATTAAGGTTTGTTGATCTTAACTCAACCACTATAATCATAAGAACAGCTGGTATTCAAGATACATTTTTTAGATTTGGTTTAAATAATGACGTTACTTCTAATCAACCAGTAGATGGTGTTTATTTTGAATTACTAAGTACAGATACAAATTTCTTTGCAGTAACAAGAGATAATAACATTCAAACTAGAACCAATACTGGAGTTGCTTGGTCTGCAGATACTTGGTATACTTTAACAATTACCAAAGATGCTAATAATAATCCTAAGTTTACAATTAATACAACAGATGTAACTAATACAACCAATATTCCAACTGAATTTTTAAACCTTGGAATTTCTGTACTAAGAAGTATTACAAATAGTACAACGTATGATTTAGATTTCTTCAGTGTAAAAATTGGAGATGATCCTGTAGCACCATTACCAACAGGTGTAACTGTACAAGGTACAGCAACTGAAATTGAAGTAAGTTTTGCTAATAATACATATACTGTTGGTTTGCCTGATGATGTAACTGTAACAGGAACTTTAACAGCTACTGATGTTCATTCAAAACTTTCTGGTCAAGTTGTAACTGATTGTAAAAACGTTGAAGGAAGCTCTTTAAGTAAAGGAACTCCAGTTTATATTTCTGGTACTGTAGGTGGTTCTGGGCAGATTGAAGTAAAGAAATCTTATAATGATGATCCTGCTACAATGCCAGCAATAGGTTTATTATTAACTGACTTAGCAAATGGTGCTTTTGGTCATGTTGTTTTGCTTGGAAGTTTAAATGGTGTTAGCACAGATATATTTAATGTTGGTGATACTTTATACGTAGATCAAGCAATTGGTGGTACTGCAATAGGTTTAACTAATATTAGACCAACTGGTGAAGGCAATTTAGTTCAAAATATTGGTAGAGTAGGTAGATCTCAAGCAAATACAGGTGAAATACTTGTTACAGGAGCAGGTAGAACTAATGCTATTCCCAATAATATTTATTTAGCAGATCTTATAGATGGAGATCCAACTGATCCAACTATTCCTATTAACTTTTCAGAAGATTTTTTAACTACTTCAACTGAGGCAGGAGAAACAGGTACACACGGTTGGACTGTCCTTATTGGAAGTATTACAGCACAAGCTGGTAGTTCAGATAATCCTGGTGTTGTTAGATTTAGGTGTGGAGTAAATGCGAATTTAACGGCTTCTTTTTCTCCATCTGCAACAGCCACAAACAATACTCTTTTTGGATTTAGTAAGTTTAAAACGACTCAGTTTATTTTTAAAGATACTCAAACAGACACTACAACACAAAGAATTTATGGTGTATTAGATGTATTGAATTCTAATGTTCCTTTAGGAATGTACATTAGAAAACAACAAGGTACAAATCAATACGAAGCTGTAGTAAGAAATCAACTAACAGAAAATACTGCTAACCTATTTGTACAAGATACAAACTGGAAGAATGTTAAAATTATAAAAAATAGTACAACTGTTTCTTTTATCGTAAACGGAAACGCACCAGTAGATGTTAATATTCCTGGTAGTGGAAATATGCCAGGTTTATTAACAATTGGTGCTTTACTTCGACCAAACGCAAACTCTATTAATAATACAGTTGATTTAGATTTCTGGTCGTTTAAACTAGCAGCCCCCAGTAGATAAGGATTAATTATGGCAAATAAAAAAAATTGGATTCAAGGTGCAATCAAACGCCCTGGAGCTCTTACCAAAAAAGCAAAAGCTGCTGGTAAGTCTATTACAGAATATTGCTCGGGCGGTAAATTATCAACAAGAACCAAACGTCAATGCAACCTTGCAAAGACCCTAAAGGGTTTCAAATAACCAAGGAGTTAGAATCTATGCCCAAGGACGCTTGTTACAAGAAAGTAATGAAAGCTTATAAAGGTAAGCATAGTGCATATGCCTCGGGTTCTATGGTTAAATGCCGTAAGGTAGGAGCCAAGAACTGGGGTAATAAGACCAAGAAGGGAGGGCGTTAATATGCCAAAAGTAGGAAAGAAAGAATTCCCATACACCGCTAAAGGTAAGGCTATGGCTAAGACCGAAGCAAAGAAGACTGGGAAGAAGATGTCAATGAAGAAGGGCTATAAGTAATGGCTGACTTCTCCCTTGAAAAGAAACAAGGGTTACATGGTTGGTTCAAGCGGAACAATGGTAAGGGCTGGGTAAACTGTAAGACAGGTGGACCCTGTGGTCGCAAGTCTGCCTCGTCTGGCGGCTCTTATCCCGCTTGCCGACCAACTATGGCTCAATGCACAAGCAAAGGCGTTAAATCTAAAAAATCCTCAAAACCTGTATCTTGGGAATCCAAGAAGAAAGGAAAAAAGAAATGAAAAAGAAAAAGTCTTCTAAGAAAAAACCCAAGATGTCATGTGGATGTGGAGGTAAGAAATGATTCCTGAAAACGGTGTTTTTGTTTTTATTAGTCATACTACTTTAAGTACAACTCCGTTTACAGTTCCAGAAAACACAACACACGTTGTAGTAAGTACTGGAGTTACTGGTACCCTTTTGCAAGACGAATCTGGAATTCTTGGATTTAGAAAAACTAATGTTGCTGCTAATGAAGTAATAGCAATTCCTTGTGGAGAGTTCGTTAGATTATTTACTAATATTACTCCAGGTGTTTCACAATTATTTAAAACTACAGCAGTAGGTGGAATTGTTCCTAATATTGATCAGGTATCCTTTTATAAATGGGAAATACTATAATGATTTTTTATAAACTAAAACCTGAAAAAACAATTATTGGGTGGGATACTGGCAACCCAGCTAGTAGTAGTCTTGCTGGTATTTCTACAACTTTAGTAGATGAATTTGGAACCGTTTTAACATATCCTGCAGATAATCCACCCACTTATTCAGAATTTCCAGGATTAGAAACAGTAAGTTTAAAGTATGTTTCTTTTTCCTTAAATGATTCAGGTACATCAAGACAAATAAAAACAATAAGAATTAGTTTAGGATACGGCGATGCTTTAGGTAATAGTGCTAGTGTGCCTTTTTTAATTCCTGCAAATAAACCAATTAGAATCCATATTCCACTAACAGTTATTAATTCTGCTATAGTAAGTGGAGGAATGACTTACGAAAGTGTAACTAAAAAATTTTTAGACGCAGTAAATCCAAATCAAGGTTCATTAGCTGACGTTATGACTGTTTACTCGTATCAACAATATTAATTTGGAGAATTTACAATGCCAGTATCCGTTAGACCAACAGGTGTTATATGCCCTAACTTTGTATATCAAGATAAAAGTAATACTTTTGGACGATTAAAAGAATTTTTATTTGAAACAGATACCGGTAGAACAGATGTTGTTTTTATTGCTAGTGTTGGTTCTGGAAATGAAGCAAATAAATTTGAATATGATGCAGATCCTGATTTATATCATTATACTGGTGGTTTAATTGATGGTATTGCTAAAGCATTAATTCAAGGTAATGTAAATTGGCCTGGAAGAGCTTTATATGCTACTCCTGTTTTTAGAGGTTGGCAAACACATTTTGTACCTGGTTTAGATAGATATAATTCAAATACATGGAATAATCCAAATACTTCAGGAATAGGAAACTATTTATCTGGTTGCAGTACATTTTATAATAATATTTTTTATTATCAAAACAACTCACTAAATAAAAAAGCAACTGGTATGGATTGTTTAGCTTTTCCTTCTCTTTCTGCTTCTAATATATCAAATTTATACTCTTTTGATTCAGCTAACGAAGAACAGAATTTTAATTCTTCGTATAAAGTTTTTTTAAATAACTGTATTAATCCATCTGTTACAAATAATACAATTAGCCGAGCATACGAAGCAGGTTTAGTTCAGTCAGCTACACCTTGTTCTTTGACTGAACAAGACATTATTGATGCTACTGATCCTACTAAAGTATTGCCACTGGGGTTTAGTTTTTCATTTACTCCAAACCAACCAACTAGATACTATAGTAAAGACGCCTCTTGGACTGTAGAACGAGGTGCTTTGTGGTACATTGGAATTGGTTTTATAGATCCCGCAACAAATACAGTTAGTGAAATTTTTTCAAATGCTCAAACTTATGGTTATGTTCCAAATGGTGTAAATACAGGAACTACCCTTAGTACATTAATAAATTCCTATTCTAACGAACTTACTAAAACAAAAACCATTGACAATTTTAGCATTACAAATCCAATTATAGAAATTACATTTAATGATTCCCAAACAACAAACTCATCTTTATACTGGGGTAGTTTTTCTATAAATCAACTATCCGCAGAAGCCACTAGTTATCTAAGAAATGCACTTGTAGGAAAACAAATTCTTGTTAGAAAACTAACAACTGAGGAACTGATTTCAAAGTTTAATTTAACTATTCTTGCAAATAGAGAAGCTATTACAAACGAAACAACATGGAATAATGCAGATGGTGTTTATTTAGATGGACAAACTGTTTTAATTAAAAAAGCTTTTCCAACTGCAAATTATCGAATTTTACCTAATGCAAACCAAATTCAATTTTTAGACATAAATTATCTTAAGGTATTTGGACTTTGTATTCCCTCTAATCCTGCTGTTGCTACTGGGCAAGAAGGATATCCTTTTTTAGTTACCTATGGAATTAGAGCTCAACGTTCGTTTTTAAATAACTTTGAACCATATACAAGCTATAATACGTATAGATCAGCAGGTACACCTATTTTGTTTTCTGGAAATAAATTAAATGGGTTTCCATTAACTCTAAACTGCATGGGATTTCAATCAAATTTCCTTCTTACTCAATTTGATACTGCTGCTTTACAAAATGTAAATACTATTATTGATAAAGATCGTGGTATAATTATTAAACCACAATTAGGAAAGTTTTTTGATACATTAACTGTAAATAATGGTTTATATACTCCTTTAGCTAAAACTTTAACACAAGAAGAACGTAACAATAAACTTGGTATTTTTAAATCAGCTAATTTTACATATGTTGTAAATGCTGTAACGCCAAAATCATATGTAAATGAACCAGGTATTTATGACCCAACTGCAAACATTGTATTAACTGGTCATTATCTACCAGCTAGCAAGGTAGCTTCCCTTACTCAAATTATACCAGGTGAAAATTTTAATCTACCAAATACTCCAAACTCTAATCTATTAAGTCCAAGAGGATTTAATTACCATACAATTACTAAAGTATTTGACCTTTCTACTATTAATGCTAATCACAATATTCGTGAAATTAGATTAGGTTTTGTAGGTAAAGATACGGCCCATATAACAAAAGGAAATCTTTTTGTTAATTCTCATTATGCCATAGATCCAAATACTCAACATGGAATAGCTTTTACTGTTGTAGAAAAATCATATCTTTCTAGAACTGGAGATGATGCGTATAGAAATTCAGATGGTGATTTTCCTATTCTTCATAACTTTCAAGAAATATTAAAAGCAATAAAATTTAGACAATCTAATTTTAATTCTGTTAATACAAAAAATAAACTTGTAGTTTTTTACGAATTAGGAATATGGGAATTAGGTGATTTAACTTTAGTTTATAATGGTGCTGGAGCTTATGATTATCTAACCAGTATACTTACAGATAATCCAAATACTAGAATTAGGCACCCTCATGATAGAAATTCTTTAATCGGTGCTTTAGAACAAGCAGCTATTAATGTTGGAATTAGTTATCAAGATTTTGTTGTAGTTTTTTTTACACCAACTGCACTAACTAGATCAGATTTACCTGGATTTGGTACTGCTCATGGTACAAACTTTTCAATTAAAGCAAACGTTGATTCTTTTATTAAAAATCCAAATAATCGTACAAGTTTTATTAGAGCTGGTGAAATTTTTTATAATAATATCGTATCTGAATGTGGCTACTATAATGCTTGTTTGCCAAATCCTCTTGTTTTACAAAATAAAGTTCCTTTTGGAAATTCGTGTTATATTAATTTAGGACAAATCTCTTCTATTGCAGGTCCATTAAATAACATGCAAAGTGGAGTTTTGTGGTATGAACGACCAGACGAAGAAAGTGTTGAATCATTTTATAATTCTTATTCTCCAGAAGCTAGCTTAACAATTGGCTCACAATTAATAGAATACATTAGACAAGAAACTGCAACTGTAAATTTTGCGCCATTTTGGGTTCCAGTCTTTTCTTCTATGTTAGGTTATACTACAGATCCAGTATCCGGCGCAGAGTTTGCTTTTGTAACGCCATCACTTAATACTGCCGACGATACCGCTTATATGTTAGAATATGATCAGATATTAAACAACCCAAATAATTCAGCATATACTCAAGCTTCTAATACTATTAGTTTAGTAAAACACAAAATTCTTCAATAAGGAATCTATTATGCCAGCTATTTCCAAAGAACAATTTCTTAGTCTTGCTCGTGGTGTTTTAATACAAAATCTAGGTGCAACTAGTTCACAGGTTTTTACACGAATTGATTCAACTGCCTTATTAGCTACAGGGGTAGATACTATTACTTCAGGGAGTATTGGTGCAGCAACAACAACTATTCCTTTATCCAATACTAGTAATATGCGTATTGGAGACTCGGTTGAGCGGCTATCAGGTTCAGTTACTATGTCCAATGTAAGAACAATAACCGCCATCGTTCCAAATACCAGTATTACTGTAAGTGGTGCTAACTTAGGTGGAACATTTCCCAATACAATTACTATTGCTGTTGGTGGAATTAATCTATCTAACGGTGCTGTACCAGGATTAGGTGATCCAGACAGAGCTGCTTATCGTATTGCAACTTCAAGTGATGTTATTAGTTCTGTTTCTGTAATTGCCAATGGTGGTGATTTAAATAAAAACGGTTCTCTTTCTGATTTAGAAAAAGATTATCATACTACAGGTCAAGCATTATTTAAACTATTAAAGTGAGGTCTATATGTCACGAATGCCAATGATGGGTATGGGTATGCCAACTGGTTATGGTCCAGGTATGATGGAATCACAAATGGGCATGGGTGCCCAAATGCCAATGTCTCCAGAAGAACCAATGCCAGTAAAGAAAAAGAAACCAACAAAGAAAAAAACATCAAAAAAGGGTAAAAAGAAATAATGTTTTTACCTAATAAAAAAACATCTAAAGATGTTAAATACATTAAAGAACGTACTGGTCCAAAGCCAGATAGTAAAAAACCAATGTCACCTAAGAAAAAAATTAAGACTCGCTAAGCGAACAATCTTAAAGGAGAGTTAAATGTTAGATACAAACAATGCTGAACAATCTCAACCTGTCGAGACTCAGCCAACACTAGCCACACCAGTTCAGACTGAAGATCCTGTAACTGCTCATGAACGAGCCGCTTTTATGCGTTATGTACAGGATCAAGGACAAAAGATCCCAAGTAACTTCAAGTCTGCTGAAGATTGGTTTAATAGTCTTGTCGAAGCCCGTAAGGGGTATACACAAGCAAGACAGGAAATAGCTTCGTTAAAGAAGCAATACAGTCAAAACGGGGTGAGCAATCCTAATTATGTGGCGGATTCACCTCAGGCTCCCGTGCCAGAGCCAGTAGTCGAGGATCTATCAGGGGTTCAAGAAAACCTACAGATTAGTCCAGTTACTCCTAAGCCAGTGAATTCTACCCGTGTAAGTGAGGAAGATTGGGTTCGGTGGGGTCGAGAAATCGACTCTTCGGGTTCCGTAAGCTCAGCTACACGCAAAGAAATTCAAGAAAAGATGGGTGCTCCAGATACCATTATTGATCAGCTTATTAAAAGCCGAAGGGCTTTAGCTAAGCAATCATGGGAAGATGCTGCTGCAGTTGTCGGAGGTAATGACAACCTTAAGCGTATGTTCAAATGGGCTCAGGAAAACCTAACTGCAGAAGAGGTAGCAGCAACTAATCGTGCATTGCAAACCAATGCCTATAAGAATATCCTACTAGGACTTAAGGCACGATATGAGTCAGAACAGCCACAAGTAAAGCAGACACAGGAACCACAAGCTTTGTCTAATCGGGTTAATCCCTCACAGGTTCCACAATCCGTACAAGTGTTTAAAAACCTTGCTGAACAACAAGCTGCACTAAGAGATCCACGGTATCGCGTTGATGCCAACTACAGAAAAGCAGTAGAAGCAATGGTAATTAATTCATCTAAGTATGGTTTTAGAAATCGTTAACTCCGTATAATCCTAAAGGACACGGAACAACTAATGGTTTCTCCTTTGTTTAATGTTTAATAAAAATAATAGAGAGTTTCTATATAAGGAGAAACAAATATGCCAGAAAATACACAAAATCTATTCCCAATTGACTCGGGATATCCATCAATTAACGTAGGTAATGCGGGTGACATGACTGGTCATGGAGGTTGGCCAAAGGGTGGTCAAGCTGCTTCAGCTACCTCCAGTCCTCTAGCCTCAGCTGCAGACAATCCTTCATACTGGCTTCCTATTTGGTCAGGTGAAGTAATTAATGCCTATGATCAATACAATATGTTTGAACCCTTGGTTACTACTGAAACCATTGAATCAGGTACTACTAAACGATTCCCAATTACTGGTACTGTTGGTCATAAAGGTGTTTGGCAAGCTGGTGAAGAACTTATCGGTAACAGTGGTATTTCTACTCCCGGTTGGTTTGATATTTCTCTTGATCAGCGTCCAATGGCTGCTTACTTTGAACTTGACGATATTCACCTTATGCTTACTCAGTGGGATTATCGTGCTGAACTAGCTCGCCAAGCTGGTCTTCAACTTAGTTATATTCGTGACAAGCAAATTGCTTGCATGATTGCTAAAGCTGCATTTACAGCTAATCGTAATCCATTCTCATCAGATTATGCTGGTATGAATTATGGAACTAGTCCAATTCTAGCTCCAGATAATAAGTTTAATATGCTTGGTCTTCGTGGAGCAAACGCAACAGATAGAACTAATGCAGCTTTATTACTTCTTGAGTATTTAGAGCGTTACATGGTTCGTTTAAGTGAAATTGATGCCACCTTAGGTGAAGTATATTGCGCTGTTTCTCCACAGGCTTTCCATGATATCCGTGCTCTCGGTATTACTCGTGAATCAGGCGGTCTTCTTGGTGGTGCTGGTCGTCCATTCTTTGGTGGCGTAGCTGAAGCTGGTGGTCTTGGTGCTCCACTAACCCAAGGTATGTTTGGTATTACCGAAAGCCTTGAGTACATGGGTGTCAAGATTATTAAGAGCAATCACCTTGCTCAACTTGATCATGCTCTTGTTAATTCTGGTCTTACAAATGTTGCAGCTAATGGTTTAGATACTGCTACTGGTCGTTACAGCAACAACGATGAAGTAAATGTTATTGGTGATCTTGGCGATCCAAAATACAACTTTAACTGGCACGGTTACATGGGTGCTAACAACGATGACCCAACTGACTTAGTTCAAATTACTTCCAACGGTACTGTTGCTACTAACGATACTTTAAAGCCAATTAAAGCCCTTATTTGGCAACGCTCAGCTGTATGCTCACTACGTTTACAAGGCATGAAAGTTGAAACCGTTAAAGATGTTCGTCGTGGTACCTTCTTTACCGTCAGTTCAATTATGGCTGGTGCTGGTATTCTCAGACCAGAACTATGTGGTGCAATTCAAGGTAGCTATACTGCTGCTTAATCCTAGCGTTAGCTAATACATTTTGGTTATTTAATGTACCTAGGGGGTCGAAAGGCCCCCTAGGTATTTTTTTCGCAAGGAGAGTTTATGCTTAAATCATTTAATCCAATCTCACAATCATCCCGAGGTCTTGGAGACACAGTTGCAAAGGTGGCAAATAAACTTGGGTTTAAGAAAACTCCAGGTTGTGGCTGTGAAAAACGACAAGAAATGTTAAACAAACTTGTGCCTTATAAGCAGAAAGGGGGTAAGTAATGGGACTATACAGCTATGTAGATGCTATTAATCACATGCTATTGTCCTCTGGTGAACACATAGTAAACGATCTTAGTACAGATGCAGGTGTCGATACAAGTGTTGCTCAGTTTATACTTAATCAAACAATCAAGGCAGCTGTAATGCGGGGTATTGCTAATAACAGATTTGTAACAACGTATACTCCTTCAACTACAGCACCCAATGTGGGTAAAATTTTCTTGCCTGATACTGCTTGTTACGCTCAAGTTGTTGAACCTCTGTTCGATCCTACGACGGGGGAGGTGATCCAAACTACTATTAAGTCCAATCCTACAAGGTTGTTCAACATCACCAAGCAGACTGATATCTTTGATAAGCCACTTAAAGTAGAAGTTATTATTACTTTGAATACTGCCCAAAACAATTACGGATGGGATGATATAGATTCGGCTTTACAAAGAGGTATAATGGAAACCGCAGCAAGAGAGTATCAAACAATTACACAGGGTGATCTTGATGTAGATAAACGCATGGCATTAAGAGAACAGTACCATGTATCCCGTGGACGGGCATCAGATGTATTTAAGAAAAATAGATCAATTTTACTAGGTGATAACGGAACCAGAGCAGCCGTAGATCGGCGTGGTATTTTATCTAGTGATCCATACTTTACAAGAACGAGGTTCTAATGGCTTTTGCAAGACTTCCAATTAATACACTTAGTGGTGGCGTAGGAAGACAAGCTCCTACTAAAAGATTAACTAGTGAGGCTGAGAATATAGATAACTGCCTTGTTACTCTTGAGAAGTCTGTCGAAAAAAGACCACCACTAGTTCAAGTCTCCACCAATACAGGAAGCAGTTACCTAGATGTTGCTAATGTTGAAGTTCCTGTGGGTTTAAATTTTAACACAGACAACCTTTATTTTCACTTTCTTGATATTGATGGATACAATCGTTATTGCATTATTATTAATAGAGCAGGATATACATTTGATCCTGTAGTTCAACAAAGTTTTACATATAACGGCCAAACAATTAATCTATCTAACTTTATTACAGTATATCGAATTGAACCAACTCAATGGGTTAAAGAAACTGTAGATGATTCTGCTGGATATCAAAATAATACTTCTGGCTTTAATCGGGGTATTTTTGAATACTTAACTTATGCAAATAAAAATAATACTACTAGTTATAAATTAGCTGGTCAAACCGTTGCAAATATCGCACCTTCATCTATTAAAGATACTTTTGGTTCAATTGATTTTGATGTCGGTTTAATTCTATGGAATAAACAAGTTGACTTAGATTATCTTACAGATAACAGTGGACAAGAAAATGGATTTACTCAGGCTCAGTGGTTAGGTTCATTAGATACAAATGAATACATCCACTCAGGAGATGTTATAAATTATAAGATTTCTACACCACCAAGTACTCCAGTTCCAAATTTAGAAGATAGCTTAGATCCTCAATTAATTAGCAATTATTGGATTAATGTTAGAGATGATGTAGATTTTACAGTAGATCCTGATACTCTTGAAGAAGAGGAAATTGGACAGAACTTAGAAAACTTTGCATCTATTCCACAATATCCAGCAAGCGAAGTTTACAATGATGTACGTGATTCCAATGGATTTAAAGCATGGAGAATGTTACATCATTACTACGATAAACCTAGATTAATTCCATTACCTCAAAATAACTTAATTGATTTTTCTAAAGACCATTACTATTTATCTTCGCCACTAACAACAGAAGAAAGAGATGGTCAAACATCTTACCTAGGTTTAGGTAAAGTTTATTTTGTAAGAAATCCTTATTTAACTTTTCCAACTGGATTTTATAGAGCAACTAGATATTCTAAAAACCCATACTTTGAGCGTTTGCGTTCTGAAGGTCCTGGATCTGTATTTGATCATAGAAGATTTCCTGTAATTATTTATAAAGATTTTAATGATCAAGGCAAATGGAAAATTAGACACATGCCTTTGTTTCCTAGAAGAGCAGGAACAAGCTTAAGTAATCCAGGTCCTAAAGCTTTAGAAAGAAAAGAAAAAATTCAATCTATGGCAGTTTGGAAAAGTCGATTATGGGTAGCCACTGAAAATACAATCTTTGCTAGTAGAACAAATTCATTTTATAATTTTTGGGTAGATGATATTAATAATATTACTGAAACTGATCCAATTGACATTCAAGCAAGTGTTGGTGCTTACAATAAATTAAGTTATATTGTTCCGTTCCAAAATCTTTTATTTGCTTTAAGCTCTGGTTCAGTACAGTTTGAAGTCCGTGGTGGTTCTACAGATGTTGGTATTTCTCCTTTTAACGTTGAGTTTAGACCAACATCTTTCTTTAGTACATCAAAAGTTGTAGCTCCTCTTAAAATGGGTAACAATGTATTCTTTATGAATGCAGGTAAACTATATATGTACTTAAGTGGTAGTTCCGTTAGTGATGAGTTTTCAACTTCTATGGATATTAGTCACCACTGTCGTGACTACATTCCACAGAATATTGGAGCTACTACTGTAAGCTCTGCAGTTAATACTTTATTTGCTGTAGATGCTTCATCTCAAAACTATTTATATCAGTTTACATTTAGAACAAATGGTGATAAGATTGCACAAAATGCTTTCCATAGATGGATACTGTCTACAGATGATCGCATTAAAGCTATGCAATGTTATGAAAAAGATATGTATATTATTAGTAGTCGTCCTACTGGGGCTTCTCCTTTAAACTTACCAAGAAAATTATGTGTTTATTTTGTATCATTAGAAACGGTTCCATATACTACTCCTATGATTGATTGGTTAGTAACCGTAACTGCAGAAGCTCAATTAGTTGGTCCTAAGACTAAGTTTATCTTACCTTACTATGACCCAGAAGTTAAATATGTAGTTTTAACAGATTCAGCTTGGGGTAGTGAAAGATATAAAGCTTTAACTATTGCAGGAGGCGATATTAGCTATAATGTAGGAACTAATAGAACAGAGGTTTTAGTTCCAGGTGATTATAGAAATAATACGGTATCTATTGGTCGTAGTTATCAAATGAACATTGAACTATCTCAACAAGTATACCGTAGTTCACAGGATACAAATACAGTTCTTGAAGGTGTATTAAATCTAAAGAAAATAACAACAAGACATTTGTATTCAGGTTCATATGATATTGTTGTGGAAAGAAGAGGTCGTTTAGATTCTCCTGTAACATTCTATCCTTTAGATACTAACAGTATTATTGATCAACTTGCACAATTAAAGATTGATCGGGTAGGTGAGCACCTAGTAAAAGTTTTAAGTTATTCAGAAAACTGTAAAATTTTTATTCGTTCATCATATCCAACCCCTTGTAATATTTCAAACATAGAAATTGTTGGTAACTTTAGATCGTTAAATACCAGCATTGAGTAAGGAGAACCTATGCCCTGTTATGATTATACTAATCCAGTCTCTTCTTTATTTACAAATACTGAAGTAACTTTACCAGTAAATGGAACTACTTATTCATTTAATACATTATATTGGATTTGTAATTTTTCGTTAACTACACAGTTAAAGGTATTTAAGAAAAACTCTGGAACAAATGCAACAGTTCAGTTAATTTTAAATACAGATTTTACTATTGATGAACAAAATACTACAATAACGACTTTGACTTCTTTAACTGGATATGATCAAATTGTAATTCAACGAGTTACACTTAGTGATCAAATGATTACTAGATTTACAGAAGGTGCTAAACTTACTGCTAAAGATCTTAATGATTGTTTTCATCAGTTGTTATTTGTTACTCAAGAAAAAGATTATACTAATTCAACAATTAATATTAACTATTCTTTAGCAACATCTGTAGCAGCGTGGAATAACGGAACTAATTATGTAGTTGGTGATATTGTTTCTTATAATAATAAAATCTATAAATGTATTTTAGCAACAAATAGCGTAGTTCCTACAAATACAACAAACTGGACTTTAATTAATCCAACTTTAAATGGGTTCTATATTACAGGAACTAACTCAAGTATTGAGTTTGATTTTAGTAATCTTTCAGTTGGTAAAGCGTTAATTTGGAATGGTACAAAGTTTGTTGGAAGTTTATTTACAGGTGCTTTAAACTCTTTATCTGATATTGATGTTGATCCTGTTAGTAATAAAGATATTCTTGTCTATGACACAAGTAATTCTAACAAATGGACAGCAAAGTCTCCAACTGTAGATATTACAGAAGCTAATCTTAAGTTTAATGATAAAGTATTTTATCCAGGCAGCAATACTTCTTGGTTTAATCCAAGTAATGAAGCAATAAGTGTTTCTACTGGGTTAGTTGCATCTGCTTTAGCTGGGTTTAAAGATAATAGTGATAGATGGGTTGTAACAGATGCACCTACTGTATATCATATTGTAAAAGAGATACTACCTAATCAAACCGATCCTATTACATTCTTTAATGATGTTAAAACAGATTTAGACGCAGCTGTTCAGAATTTAACTAATCCTGTTAAACTTAAGTTATATTGGAATCTCAATATGTATAGGGAAAACAGAACAGCTAGTGGAACTCCATTAATTTATCTAGCCAATAGTAATGTTACTTTACAGGATAATTTGGGAAATTATAAATCCATGTTTTGGAATAAACCTGAAGAACTTTATAATATAAATGGATACAGATTTGATCCAAATTTAAATCCTTTACTAAAGCATGGCATAACTGATGGAACTAACCAATACTACACTAGTCCATATTTTGTGTATAATTCTACAAATCCTGCTTTT